AGCGAAGACTACAACAAACAGAGAAAATATTACACAAAGACACTAACTTTTCAAGCTAGAGTATTGTAAAACAATTAAATATCAATTAAATTGCAAACTAAATAAATAAAAAAAAATGGCAACAGGATTAGTAAATGGAACTGACCTCCTATTAAAAGTGGGCAGCTCTACTGACAATGAGGTTATAGTGGCTTACGCTACTAGCTGCAGCTTAGAAGTTTCTGCAGATGAAATAGACCAAACAAATAAAAGCTCCTATGGATGGAAAGATATAATTTTAGGCACTCGCTCTTGGAGTGTTAGTGCTGATGCATTATATCAAAATGAAGCTAAAGCTGGAGAAAGAGCTTTTGTAGATTTTTGGGAGCATTTAGGAGGAACAAATGAGCGTACTAAAGTATTTGTAGAATTAACAATTACTGGAGCTGCTGGCTCTGATAACAACAAATATTATCATGGCTCTGGTTTTATTACCTCTTTAAGCGTAACAGGAGGAACAGAAGACCAGTCTACTTTTTCAGTAACTATAGCTGGGAGTGGAATATTAACTGAGGCAGCAGCATCTTAATGAAAGCTACTCCAGTAATTATAAATGGGAAAGACTATCCTGTAAAGTATGGCTTTGCAGCTCTGAGACATTTTAGTGATGTTACAGGTACTACATTAGGGCAATTAGGTGGATTAGGTAATGATATGACCATAACACAAGCTATCGCTCTGGTTTGGAGTGGCCTTAAAGATGGTGCTAGAGTAACAAAACAAGAATTTGTATTAGAGCTAGATGATGTAGCAGATATGCTAGATGAAGACCAGGATGCAATGGCTAAAGTGCTAAAGGTATTTGAGCAAAGTCTAGCACAGCCTAAAGGCTCTAAAAAAAAAGCAAGGAAGTAGATACTAGAGCTGGCTCTCTTACTTTTGATGATTTAGAGCAAGTAGCTTATGGATGGTTAAACCTTACTCCAGACCAACTAGATGACCTTACTCCTAGAGAATACGAGAATAAGCTAGCTGGTTTTGAGCAACTGGAAAAACAAAGAGACCGATTGCAATGGGAGAAATTTAGATTACTGGCAAGTACATTATTAATGCCACATACCAAAAAAGGTAAAGGCATCAAGCCTCAAAAATTATGGCCTTTTGATTGGGATAAAAAAATCATAGCTCCAAAAATGAGCAAAGAGAGGCTAGCTTATATAGAACAGAGAAGCAAATTAATTAAGAAAAATGCCAAGTAAAAGTGTAAATGTAAAGCTTGGAGCTGATATTACGCAGTTTCAAGGAGCTATGAAAAAAGCTCAAAGGACTTTTAAAAAGTCAGCAGCTAACCTAAAAAAGATTGGTAAAAGCATGACTATGAGTCTGACAGCTCCATTAACTGCTTTTGCTGGTGCATCTGTAATGGCTTTTGATAAACAGGCTAAAGCAGAGGCAAAACTTAGAACAGCTTTAAAAGGCAATGAAAAAGCCTTTAAAACATTAACTGCTGAAGCTACAAAATTTCAAAACATTTCTACATTTGGAGATGAAGAAATTATAGCACAGCAAGCATATTTAGCCTCATTAGGCATGACAGAAGAACAAATAAATTCTGTTATTGCTGCATCAATGGACTTAGCTAGTGGAACTGGTCAGACTTTAGATTTTGGTGTTAAAAATTTAGCTAAAACATTTGGAGGGCTTACAGGAGAACTAGGAGAAAGCATTCCAGCTCTTAAAAATTTAACTAAGGAGCAATTAATGGCTGGTGCTGCTGTTGATGTTGTAGCTCAACAATTTAAAGGACAAGCTGAAGCAGCTGCAGAAGCTGGTACTGGAGGCCTTAAACAATTACAAAACAGATTTGGGGATTTGATGGAAGGCGTAGGCAAAATGCTTATTCCTGTTATGAATACTTTACTAGATGCTATTGACTTTGTTATAGATGCCTGGACTAATTTAGATGGAGGCATGAAAATAGTAATTATTACTATTGGAGGTATTGTTGCAGCGATAGGCCCAGCGGTAGCTTTATTTGGTAGTTTGCTTAGTGTAATAGGCTTTTTAATTAGCCCAATGGGAGCTGTAGTAATTGCATTATCTGCCATAGCTGCTGCTATTATATATGTAGTAGATAATTTTGAAGCTTTTAAGGAAAGATTTACAGACTTGTCTTGGTGGATTAATATTTTCATAAAAATGAGAATAAAATTTAATGAGTTTGCAAAATTTTTATTTGATGGTTATAATAAAGTATTAGAGTTTTTAGGCATGGAGCCAGCTACTAATCCATTTGAAGTTGCTCTAATTGGATTAAATGCCTTACAAAACAATACAAAAGAATATAAAAAAGAATTTGGCTCTTTTGGTGATGCTGTAAGCAATGCAGCTACTAAAGCAAAAGATGCTTTATTTGGTATAGGTACAGCTATTGGAGTAGGAGGAGATGTTGCTGTAAGTGGAGGAGAATCTGGAGGAAGTGATGAGGGAGGCTCTGAAGAAGGTGGAGGAGTGCTTGGTGGTTTGTCTGCAATGCAACAGAAATTGATAGGATTAGCAGAAGCATCTACTCAGTTTGGTGTTGCTATGGCACAAGATTTTGCTGGAGGTATGGCACAGGCTGTAGTTGCTGGTAAAGGACTTTTAAAAACTATGGGGCAAATATTTATAGACCTAGCTAAAAAAATAGCAGCTTTAATAATACAAGCATTAATATTGGCTGCTGTATTTGCAATGATTCCAGGCTTAGGAGCTGCATTTGGAGGGCCTACAGACTTTTTAGGCATATTAACTAAAAGCATACCTGGTAGAGCAAGTGGAGGCCCTGTAATAGGTGGTAGACCTTATATTGTAGGAGAAAATGGTCCTGAATTATTTAGCAGTAATGTAAGTGGTCAAATAACACCAAACCACGCTCTAGGAGGTGGTAGGCTATTTGGAAACTTTACTCTTAGTGGTAGCGATATGATTTTAGCAATAGATAACCAAATAAGTCAAGAAACAGATGGCAAAGGTTTAGATTTAGTAACTGCCTCTGTAGCATCTAAATATTAATTATGAGTGCTTTATATTTAAAAAGTAGATTTTTTTCTGAAGTAGTAGGAGAACAATGGGATGTTAATATAAAAGCTAAAACCCTAACTGCTGGTAATGATACAGAGATAAAATTAACCAAGCAAGGTTTTAAGCTTAGATATGATAAAGGAAAAGATACAAAAATAGCAGAAATTAAAAAGTCTAGTGTAACCATAGGCTTTATTGTTGAAAATGCTACAGATGCTGCTACTTTAAACACCATATTAGGCACAGATGAGGGAGAATTTTATGTAGAAATAACAAGAGGCCCTAGCAATACTTTATTTTGGGCTGGTTGGATTAAGCCAGCGTATGATAATTATAAAGACCAAGCTTATCCTTACACAATAAATGTAAAAGCTACAGATAGTCTAGGTAGGTTATTAAATAAATACAATAATACACTAACTACAGCTAGTTCTAGTGATTTTCAAGATTTATATTATCCTTTGAAAATTTTTATGGACACTTTTGACTTATCAAGCTTGCCACAGCCAGCAGATGCTGCTATTTCTGGTAATGTAATAAGTTACTTTAAATGGTGGCCAGCTAATTTACCTTATAGCACAAGTACAAATGCTATGAGAAAAATAGTATATAATAGGAATGGCTTTGTATCTGACCAGGCTAACCATCCTAACACTATAGAAAGTTATTTGCGAGAGTTTACAGGAGTGCTAAAATCTTTTGGATTAAAGGTTTTTTATGCTGATGGTTACTATTTTTTGGTGCAAGACAATTCTTATGATGTAGATAGCTATTTTTGGCAAAGCTCAGCTGCTCCAGGAGGATATGAGCCACGAATTGACTATGGTAAATTTACACCTATAACTATAGACAACAGCTCAAATGTAACAGCCTCAAAAGCTAAAATAAAAGCTGGAGCTACATTTACACTAGAGCCAGAGTTAAATAGTGTAAGAGCTAGATATATAAAAGGCCATACCATTGCTAATTTTGACCCTACAAATGCCTATAGCTCACTAACTACTATTGGATTTGTTAGTCAAGGCCAAACACAACTAAACTTCAGCTTTAATGCTATATTGACTGAAAAGTGGGCAGCCTCAGCTGTTACTCCTCATGCTAATCAAGGAGGCTACATGACTGGCTTTTTGCAATGTAAACTAAAAGTAGGTACTAAGTATCTTAATGGAAACCAAACAATAGGAGCTGCTACTACAATGGGCTGGGAATGGAGTACAGATTCAAATAGTACATTTATACTAGCCACAGGCTTTGGAGTAAATAACAGCCAAGCTTGGCAAATACAAATGGAGCAGCTCGGCCTTGTTACATCTTATGTTGAAGATAGCCCTACAGGTTATGACACAGCCAAAAGCTCAATTTTAGTGCCAAATATGAGTCTTCCTCCATTAGGCTCTGGAGACTATGGAGAAGTGCAATTTAGCATGGGAGGAGCTATTTATTATTGGCAATTACCATCTACATCTTTAGTCTATGGAGAAATGGATATATTAGATTTAGTCTATGGTGGTGATGGTACTGGCTTAGCTACTTATGGTATGCCCTCATCTACAGGTCTACAAGTAGGAGTAAATACACCAGATACAAGAACTATAGAATTAATTAGTAGCCCATTTTTATCTGCTATTACAGATTCCAATATGACCTCTGAAGATAGCCAAATGGGGACTACTTATATATCTGGACAGAGTCCAGCTACAGCTGCAATAGATAAGGATTTAGGAGATATACCATTAGGCAATATAGCTACTGAAGATAGCACAATACACACATTAAGGCTTGTAAGTGGTGCAACAAATTTAGCCACAGGAGGTTTTGATATTGATACAGGCACAAGCTATAGAGATGCTACACAATTATTAGTTACAGAATATTTAAAAGTAAGTAACAAGCCTACAACAATATTACAAGCTACAATAATATCTCATGTTTACTCAGCACACAAGACCTTAATTTATCAAAGTACAATAGGAGGAGCTGATGAAAAATATATCTTTTTACAAGGTACTTTCACAGCTGCTAAAGATGAGTGGAGTGGTACTTGGTATAAATTAGATAAATCAAGTATAACACCTACAGAAACTGAAGATGTAATAATAACATTGCCAGAGCCCCCAGCACCAAATCCTCTTCCTAAAGTAACTAATTTTGCTGTAGACTTAGGACAAAAACTATTTTTAAAGTCCAATGTTGTAGGTATTTTAACTACTGCTTTAAGTGCTAATACAGCCTATACTCAGATTAGTGTAGGTGGTTTGTTAGCTCCAATAGTTTCTGGTCAAAAGCTAATAATTTGTGATGAGGTAGGAGGTAATCCACTAGGCATAACTACAACTAATAAAAGTGCAGCTGGTGGAGGCACTATAGATGTAAGTTTTACCACAAGAGTAGGCTATGCTGTAGGAAGCAAAATCCTTGTTTGCAGTTATGATATGGCTGGAGTAAATAAAATAATCGCTGGTACTAATGTTACTATAAGCCCTACAGGAGGCACAGGATCTGTTACTATAAATTCTACTAGCACACCAAGTTCTCCAACAAGTCCAGCTGGCTCAGATACACAAGTACAATTTAATAATAGTGGTAGTTTTGGAGCAAGTGCTGAATTAACTTTTGATGGTACTATATTAAGTACTAGTGTATTATTAGCCACAGATACTGATGAGAGCCCTACAGCACAAGTTGCTTTAGAGGATGCAGATGGGAATAGGATTGCCCAATTAGCTAGATTAGGTAGTGGAGGTAATGCACACATAGGGCAATTAGTATTAAGAGATAACGCTACTGCAAAAGTGCAAATTAAAGCTTCTGGCAGCTCCTATATAAATTCATCTAGTGCTAAACTAGGAATAGGAAATAGCTCTCCTACACAAGAATTAGATGTAACAGGAGATGCAGTTATTTCTGGCACACTAACAGCTAATGTTTTAGTAGTAGATACTGCAATACTTATATTGCCATCTGATTTTATAGCTGATGATGTAGGAAGACCTTTAATGATAGATGATTCCACAGGGGATAGATGGTTAAAATCACATAGCACAGCAAAAATGTATGCCTCTGTAAAAATCCCTAAAGGTAGAAAAGCAACAGATTTAATTATATATGGTAGTGGTACATCTGCTGTAGAAGTTTACGAGGCTACAATAGACTCTGATTCTGTTACAAGTAAAGGAACAGGAAACATAGGTACTGCAATAAACATAACAGATGTGCCAGCTAGTGGAAGCAATTATATATTAATAGAATTAGCCCAAACATCTACTGAAAAAGTATATGGTGGTAAAGTAACAATAACTTAAATATGGCACTAGCAAACAAAGAATCTTCAAGAATACACTCTAAAACTGGTAGAGATTTAACTAAAATGAGTGACAGCTATACCAATAATAAGCATATTGATTTAATTAACTATGACCCAGAGGCTGCTCTATTGCATCAAATACAACTAATGCAAAATGACATAGATGAGCTTAGAAGATACATTGCAAGTAATGAAATACTTACAGAAATAGACGCTAGTAATCTCCCTACATCAAGACCAAGAACATCTGGCTTGTTATATACTGATAGAGGAGTAGTTAAAGTCTCATAAATTAAAAGACATGGATAAAGATACAACAGAGAATATATTAGTAAATGGAGCAGCTATTGGAGTATCTTTGTCAGATTTAGAAACATGGCTAAGAATTACAGCTCTAGTGCTAGGTATTGCATTTACGCTATATAAGTTTTATATTGCTTATAAAAACAATGAAAAAGGCAGTACTAATTAGGCTAAAAGAAAACAAAAAGCAAACATTAGGCAGGCTTTTTATATTCAATGGCTTAGATATAGAATACACTTGTGGAACATTAGAATTAGCTTGGAAAGATAACAAAAGAAATAAAAGCTGCATTCCTACAGGAGAATATACTGCTAAATGTAGAGTCTCTGATAAATATGGAGACCACTACCTTATAGAAAATGTAGACATGAGAGACTACATTTTAATCCACCCAGCCAATTATTATACACAGCTTAGAGGATGTATTGCTGTAGGTCATGATTTTGTAGATATTAATAAAGATGGGCAAAATGATTTAACTTACAGCAGAAGAACAATGAGAGAACTTTTGCAAGCAGCTCCAGATGGTTTTGAGTTAATTATATTAAATAATGGAGATAAAAAGGATTAGTCCACAAGTATTAGACCTAGAACATGAATTTTGTGCTGGTTGGGAACAATGGTATTTATTATCTTCAGACAGACATTGGGATAACCCTCACAGCAATTTAAAACTGCAAAAGATACATTTAGACCAAGCAAAAGAAAGAAACGCTAAAATACTTGATTTTGGAGATTTGTTTTGTGTTATGCAAGGTAAATATGACAGGCGAGCAAGTAAAACAGATTTAAGGCCAGAGCATCAAGTAGACAATTATTTAGATGCAGTAGTAAATACTGCTGTAGATTGGTTTAGTCCTTATGCTGATTTATTTGCTTTAGTAAGCGAGGGAAATCATGAAAGTGCTATAAGAAAACACCATGAAACAGATTTAATAGAGCGATTTGTAACCACATTAAATTATAAAAATGGTACAAAACTTACAAAAGGACTTTACACAGGATATGTTAGATTTAGATTTAAAAAGAAAAAAAGTAGCTCAAGGCTAACACCAATACTATTAAATTATACTCATGGCTATGGCGGTGGAGGACCTGTTACTCGAGGAATTATACAAACCAATAGAAAAGCAGTTTATTTACCAGATGCTCAAATTTGTGTAAGTGGCCATATTCATGAAAGCTGGCAAATAGCAATACCTAGAGAAAGAGTTAACCATAAAGGTACTATACACTTAGACGAACAAACACACATTTGTTTACCTACATATAAAGAAGAATATTTAGCTGGAGAAAATTATCATAGAGAAAGGGGAAGACCTCCCAAACCATTAGGAGCATGGTGGCTTAGATTCTATTTTGAGCTTGGAGAAATTAAATACGAGTTTACAAGAGCAAAATAATTTACTCAGAAAACCTTTATAAACATTAAGAAAATAAAAAAAAATAAAAAAAAACAACATTATATTTGCAAGTTTTAAATTTAAAGCTGTATATTTACACTATAATTAAAAACAAAACCCTTAAAACTATGAAAAATTTAAATTACTCTGAATTTGTAAACAAAGCTAAAACTTTAGGTTATAACACATTAAACACTAATAAAGACGAAATGCAATTTGCTTATCTAGTTTGTTATAATGCTTTAAACATGACAATACAAAATTCATTATTAGAAACTAAAAAAATGGGAGCTTAATGCTCCCTTAACCCTATAAGTTATGAAACAGAAGATTATTAGACAACTACAAAAGCAACAGCTAGAGCTGGTGCATTTAGTCTCTACTCAGATAATTATACAAAGCTACACTAAAGATGAGGGACTGCTAAACAATTTACAAAGAGCTTTAAATATTAACAGAGAAATATTAGATACTATTAAGCAATGGGAAAAGTAAAAAAATTATATCTAGCTATAAGATATGCTATTATAAGACAAGAGTGGTTAAATGGAACTAGAACACCATTAACACATACTATTAAAGAATGGGAGTACTTAGGTAAGCCTAATAAAAAACGAACTAATTTAAAAGCTTAATAATGGCAAAGCACACACACTACACTAGACTGCTAAGGTATTTAAAAGACTTTGGCAATATAACCTCCTTAGAGGCTATTAGAGACTTAGGAAATACTAGACTTTCTGCCACTATATACAAATTAAGAGAAGATGGCCATAACATAGAAAGCGAAAACAAGAAAGTATTGACTAGGTGGAAAAACGATAATGGGACATTTAAAACAACAACAATAACTAACTATATTTATAAAGATGGAAAAGACTGGTAAAGTAACAGCAGTACAAGCTAATGGCAGCTGGGATGGTGCTTATGGCACAATGTACAAATTTGAGGTAACTTTTGACAATGGAGATACTGGAGAATACAATAGTAAAAGTAAAGAACAGGAAAAGTTTGTAATAGGTAAAGAAGTTACTTACACATTTAGTGGAGGTAAATTTCCTAAAATTAAGCCTGTATATGTTTCACAATCTTCATCTGGAGGATTTACTCCTAGAACTGAAGACCCAAAGAGACAAGAGCTAATAATTAAGCAGAGCTGTCTAAAGGCTGCTGTTGATACTATTAAATCTGATGATTATACAGCAGTATTAGAAGTAGCTACAATTTATGTTAATTGGGTAATGGGAGTAAATGAGCAAAAATATCATTCTGCTAAAAAGGAAAATACTAGCCAACCATTTTAATGCTATTGACACAAACAATAAAGCTTAGTGCATCTGATAGAGTCAGAGCTGTAGAAACTAAGAAAAGTTATGCCTTAACTTGGTTTAAAAAAGTATATTTTTTTCCTAAAAGTCAATGTAAAATGTATGAGATAGATGATTGGTATTATAGATGGATAATTGAAATACCTACATGGCTTTTAGATAAAAATGATGACCTAAGAGAAATATTTAATTTGATTAAAGAACGAAATAATGAAAATAGAGACACAGGATTTAGTTACAATTAACAACTTTGCACTAGAACAAAGAAAAACTACTCAATGCATTTATAATTGGATAAATAAAAACTTAGTAAAATGTGTTGAAATAGATGGAGTAAAATTTATAATAAGAAAAAAACCAGGCACAAAGCCTGGCTTCTAACAAACCCTACTAGTTATGAGAAAACTAATAATGAAAAATAAAATATTAAACGACAAATATACAGAATATATTTATGAAGCGTATGATATTCAAGATAAAAATGAAACAAAAGTAGAAATACCTGTTAATTTTAATGAGTGTAAAACATTTGAATGGAATATAGGTGTAATTTATGGAGGTTCTGGAACTGGTAAAACTACTCTTTTAAAAGAATTTGGAGCCTTATCAGTAGATAACTTTGATAATGAAAAGCCTTTAATTTCAAATTTTACATGGTTAGAACCAAAACAAGCTACTTTTTTATTGTCAGCAATGGGCTTATCATCTGTACCTACATGGTTGAGGCCTTTTCACTTATTGTCTAATGGAGAACAATATAGAGCTCGTTTGGCTTATAAAGTAAGTAAAGCTAAAGACAATGAAGTAATTTTAATTGATGAATTTACCTCTGTTGTAGATAGAGATGTAGCAAAAGCAATGTCAAATGCTTTACAAAAATATATTCGCAGACATAATAAAAAAATAATATTGGCATCATGTCATTTTGATATTATGGATTGGTTGTTACCAGATTGGACATATTCACCACTAAAAGGGCGTCTTGAGAGAGCGTCATGTCTTCGGCAAAAACCACAAATTATTTTGGAGATATTTCGATGTAGATATGAAACTTGGCAAATATTCAAACAACATCATTATTTAAGTGAAGAATTAAATAAAGCAGCTAAATGTTTTGTATTATTGTTAAATGATAAACCAGTAGCTTTTATGGCAATTTTACCATTTCCACATGGACATATAGAAAATGGTTTTCGTATTTCAAGAATTGTAGTTTTGCCAGATTATCAAGGCTTAGGAATTGGATATAAAGTAATAGATTATTTTGCTGAATTATACAAAGCTGATAATAAAACCCTATATATTAAAACATCTAATCCAGCTTTGTTTTCTGTAATGAATAAAAACCAAAACAGGTGGAAATTAACAAACGAAACAAATAAAGAAGATTTAACCCAAGCAAATTTAGTAAAAATGAGAGCTGCCAATGATGTTGGTGGATATAGGGCAGCTATTACTAAAAGTTATAAATATATTGGACCTAAAAGTAATGATAGCACAGAAGTAATTGTATTTAATGCAGATTGCTGGAAAGATGTTGCTCAAAACCAGATTTCAATGTTTTAATTATGAGAGATAGTTTTATATTTTATAGAAGTTTTTTTGAAGCTACAAAAACACTAAACACAGAACAAGCTGCAGACTTATATTATGCTATATGCAGCTATGCATTAGATAGGGAAGAATTAGAACTAGATAACATACAAAAAGCTTTATTTAGCTTAATAAAACCACAGCTTGACGCTAACCATAAAAAGTGGGAAAATGGATGCAAAAAAAAGCTAAACATAAGCAAACCTAAAGCTAAACATAAGCAAAAACGAAGCAAAAAACAAGCTAATGTAAATGTAAATGTTAATGTTAATGATAATGAAAATGAAAATATACACACACATTTTTTACATTTATCACTTACAAAAGATAATTATAACAAATTAGTACAAATGTATAATAAAGATAAAGTAGATACTATATTAGAACAAATAGAAAATTATAAAGGAAATACTAAATATAAAAGTTTATACTTAACAGCTAAAAATTGGTTAAAAAACGATTCACTTAAAAATCCAGAAAATGAAAAAAAACGAGCTAGCGACCTTGACGCAAAAAGGTCCTTTGGAATTAGTCTATAGCAAAGAAAAAAAAATAAGGCATTTAGACAGCCCAGAACCTGTTATAGAAATGTTAAATTACATTTATGTGTTACTTAATGTTAAAAGTGATAACCAACTAAATGAAATTGAAGAAAGCGTCCTAAATGGTTTAATTTTAAATAATTTTAGTAATTTTACAATAAATGAAATTAAACACGCTTTTAGATTAGCTGTATCTGGTGAGCTTGGTTTTGAAATGTACAACAAATTAGATGCTATAATATTTAGTAAAGTATTAAAAACATACAAAGAACATAAAGCTCTTAAAATCAAAAACTTTAAAAAAAATAATATGAGTAAAGAAGAAAATAAAATAACACAAGAAGAAATAGATGCTATAGAAAAACAATTTATAGAAAAATGTATTTTACCATATATAGAAGAAAGAAAAACAATGACAGAGCCAAAAATAAGTTGGGAAGTCTATTCTATATTTAAACATTTTTGGAAAAGAAAAGCTATTAAGTTAAATAAAACCAAAATAGCTAAATATAAAAAAGAAGCAGAAAAATATTGGAAAATAAACCTAAAAAAAAGAAAAAGTAAAGGAGAAAGAATTAACATTGATGAGGTAATGAGTCACAGAACACAAGAAATGTATAGCAGCAGCATTGCTTTATATCATGAAATAGATACAGCTTTAGAAAATGTCGAGCTTTAAAACAGAAGCTAAATTACAAAAAGCTGTAGTTGATTATATTAAATTAGCATATCCTAAAGCTAAATATTGTGCCAGTTTAGGTGGTCAATATCAAAAGTATATAAGTCAAAGAAAAAAAGCAAAAGAGACTGGATATGTTGCTGGCTTTCCAGACTTACAAATAGTTGAGCCTAGAGGTAACTATCATGGCTTATTCATAGAAATAAAACTTAATAAGCAATGCTATGCTAGTGGTTATCAAAAGCAATGGATAAAGCATTTACAGGAACGAGGCTACAAAGCTGAAGTTTGCAAAGGCTTTGACGAGTGTATTAACTTAATAGATGAATATTTAAATTTATAATAATGGCAAAGAAAAACACTAAAAAAACTAAAAAAACTAAAAAAAATAAAGACTACAGCAATGGCAAAAAAAAAGAAAAAAAATACTAATGTATTAAAAGAATTAGTTAAAGGAATATTACCAGCATTACCATTTGGAAATGTTATTACAGAAATAAGTAATAATATTAAAGAAGATGGTTACACACCTACAGGAAAAATAAATTGGCCTAAGATGATTATGTATATAATAACAGGCTTAATAGTTGTTGGTAGGTTATTAGGAATAATAACTAATGAAGATGTAGTTACACTAATACAAACTATAAGCTTAGTATAGATGCCTACCTTACCAAAAGGAAATAGAAAAACATTTGCAGTAAAAGCCAGGAGTACTTACATTAAAGATAAGAAAAAAGCTTTTAGTGGTATGGATAAAAGTAACAGCTATATATATAAAAGTAGTCAATGGAAGAAACTAAGACAGATGATATTACACAGCCAACCTATCTGCCAGCATTGTGAAAGAAAAAATAAATATATTACAGCTAATACTATTGACCACATTACTCCAATTAATAAAGGAGGTGCTGTATGGTCAATGGATAACTTACAAGCATTGTGTAGCTCTTGCCATAATAGTAAGAGTGCAAAGGATAGGGAAGGCGGTATAAATAGCTAAAAACAAATGATAGAGTAC